CTTCTGGGCCTCTCCAGTAGACTAAGTCTACAATCACTCAAAATAGAGTGATTTCCTTCTTCAGCTTGATGTGGACGGCTGAAGGGCGTCCTGAACGCTCCAAGTGGTCCATTCCATTCTGAAGAGCCTCCCACCACCGGTCCTGTGACTGGTAGGTGGTGAGGTGAGCGAGTCGCTCTGACTCTTCGAGAATACCGAGTCCCAAAAGATCTCGGCTCTCCATGAGAGTTAGGCACTTGAGAAGGGCACGATAGCCTTCAGTAATTTTACTTACTGGAGACTTCGCCTCGATAACATACCCCTTGACAAGGGGGGTCTGGTATCGAGAGAGACGCTGCACTGGCATTTGAGTAATGTCAAGCACAGTGTGTCGCCCGATAACCGCTGAGGTAGGATGAGCAGGGGGGAAGTGACGAATTTTGGTTGTCACTTGCTCATCTAGCCATCTGCATGTATCCCAGTAACCAGAGAAGTAAAGCTGGTTTCTAAGGGATACTAGGCCCACAACCCTTTCGTCCCAAGATCCGATCTCGCGATCGGTGAAATGGGCGAATGCCGGGTCCTCAGCAGCGTTCCTCCTGTCAGGAGGGAAGATGCGACGAACACGTGTGATGGACACATCATGCCCGTCGTAGCTTTCCCTACCACAAGACTCTCTGAACTTCCCAGTCCAGAAAGACTTGTCAGAATTGACCTTAAAGCCAAAAGCCTCAAGGTCTCTGATGACGGAGAGCACGTATGTCGTCGGAACGATGATATCGTCACCGAAGACACGCACCGCGCCGTCGAAGGACTTAATGTCCTTGACGGTCAATGGTCGCTTGAGCTCTTTCTCGATTGAGGTGAAGATTACGGTCAGAAAGACCATAGCCTCAACAGGGAAGCACAGAGCTGAACCCATAGAAGCGTACTTGGCTAGGCGTAAAACACCGACACCAGGTACATCAGCACGTCTGGTCCTTGTAGCATCGATCGCCTCAGCAAGAAGAGGGGTTCGAGAGAACAAGGCCCGGACAAGCTGGTTGGAGACACGATCAGAAGCCTCACTGAGATCTAGCGTAGCTAGATTACCAGTGCGGCTTCCTTCAGCGCTCAGGAACCGATTAGGTTCCTGATCGTTGAAGGTGATGAAGCGACGGGGGATGTCAGATCCCCGCCACTTCAGAAGCAAAGCTGTGAGAATCGCCTGTTGTGCGTACTGCATACAGGTCGGTTCAATCGCGATGATTCTTGGTGTCTTCAGCGACTTAGGTACAAGATGGACCCTGACTGGATCCTCTCGTCCGGGTTCAGAGAAGTCCACAGACTTGAGTTCTGAATGGTACCGCCAGTTGGGAAGGAGAAATCCGTCCCCAGCTGGCAGTATCGTCTCAAGTCTCCGGTGCCACGTTTGAAGATCAAACTTCGAGTTACCTCGAAGCCGATCAGATGTAGCGCCGGGTCCATGCTTCGGCAAGAAGCTACGAAGATCTCCGCAGAAGAGTCTGCTTTCGAGATCCTGTAGAACTTCGCCAAAGAGCAAGGAACCAATACGAGTGAAAGACTCCAGGTCACTGAGTGACCTGGTCTCATCGTATCGTTGGACTTCTCGTTCACATTGCACATATCTGTCGATTGCCTTTCTCTCCCTAGCAGGGGTGCAAGGAAGAAGAACCTTTCCGAACATCAGTGTCAACTGACGCACGGAACGGATTGCTTCAATCGACGGATTGGACAACAAGCGACCACTTGCCTTGTCGAACACGAGGCGAAGGAAACCTGATAGGAATATCGGGAGACCTCCGGATCGCTGGAAACCAGCGAACTGGCCGGAGCCGACGAATCCTTGGTCGAGACTTTTTTGGAAGTCCGAACCAAAGTTCGACAGTGTGATCGTTAGAAACGACACACCTTCGTGTTCAACTCGCGTCTTGACGGTTTTAATGTCAAGACGGGCGCAAGTGCCACACCAGCTAGCCGATTCATTGGCTAGCTTGTTCCAGAGTAGCAACAGGCTTTTCATGGACTCCTCTTTCATATAGGGGTAGTTCATCCTGGCCATAGCTACGAAAAACCTACGTTTGTACGCAGGTTGCAGTCACTGACCGAAGGGTCAGTTCTCACCACCAAGGATCTTGGTGATGAGAGCACCAGAGGAGGCATTGAGCTGGGCAATAAGCCCATCAATGACCTGCTTCTGCTCAGTAACGGTATACCCGACCGGAGGAACATCAACAACAAAGTACGCCGACATGGAGTACTTAGCGTTGATGGTAGTCTGGAAAGGATCAGCCGCTACCTTAGAGTGGTCAATGCGGAAAAGGTGACGAGTGCGCTTACCATACTGGTGAGACACAGTCTCCTTAACAAGCGAATCGTTGCTCGTGAAAGTTCCGGCGTTAGAGTCGGAGCTTGTGCGAGGAAGCGAAATCGCAACTGCATTGATAGTGATCGACTGCGGATCCGTAAGTGCCATGACGTACTCACTTTCATAGGATGTCTCGCGACATTCTGTGGGAGGGGGGCGCTACGCACCGGATTAGTGCGCAGCAATCCTGGGGCTCTTAGAAATACCAAGGGCACCCATGATTGCGAGTTGCTGGGGAGTGAAAGACTCCCACGTAACTCCAAACCCGTAGGGTGATGCCTTAACACGCTTCTTGATCGTATCAGTGATCTCGAGCGTGTAGGGGCCTCCCTGGTCGCCGGTCAAAACCGGTCCATGGAGGTCGTACTGGTATCTAACGATGGTTTCTTCCATCATATACCCGTACGGCATCACAAGGCCATAGGTGATCGCATCGGAGGCGTTTGAGATAACGCTACCGGTGTTTAAAAACCAATCTGTGGCCCAGCTCCACGGTGCAAGGTTCCAAACGGTTTCGGGCGAAAGGCTAATACCCCAACGCTTTTCAGCGAGGGCTACAGCTCTTAGAGCCCTTTCCATGTGTCCATTGCCATCAGGAAGATGGTAAGTGAACGCACCGGAAAACCACCTTCGTTGTTCGAGGGTGACCGTTGTATACAATGTGCCGTGGGGTGCTCCTCCTACATAGAACTGAGAAACAGGGGAAGGATATACCCCTGAATTCGGTGTCGATGTAGAAGAGAGTACCTTCTTGATGGGATCAAACTCAAAGCGCCTCCGGACAAGTTTCCCGGAGTCCTTCTGGAATGCACGCATTTTCTTACCACTGTGAAGCATAGCAGTGATGAGATCATTCATGTCACTCAAGAGGGGTACCCATCCGAATTCGTAGTTCAGGTACTCATTTCCGGCCTTTCGGGCACGGAGAGTCCTGGACTTCATGAAGTCCAAGCCGATCAGGCTTGGAACTCCATCGGAGAGTAGCTCACCGAGCGCTGTAGAGAGCTCAGCAATTGAGTTCGTGGGCTTTACAATATCCACCGCCTTGGTTCCCAAGGCGTAGAGAAACTCATCAGAAGATGAGTAATCCGGATACTGAACCGAAGGAATGGAAACATTCCCAAGGGAGATCGGGGAAAATGTCCCGACGCATCTGCGAGTTGGCTGCCGGAAATCCCGGACCAAACCGTAGTTGCCACCTGTGACTTCGATTTTCCGTGTCTTAAACGGACCGCCGACGTCAGAGATGTCTCGTGCCCTTTTTGCGGATTTATATCCGCGGAAGGGATGCCCTTCAGAAACAGTGACCTGTTCCCCAACAAACCTAAGAGTAGTGGGTGGGTTGTAGGTGTAGTCGGCATCAGAAGGCGCCTTTGCACCAAACTTCCAACCAACGGAGACGGGATCGAGATCCCGCCTCTTGGTCTTAGGATTTGTGGCCATCAAGATAACTCCTACTGGAACAAGGAAGAGAACTTCCCTGGGAGTGCACTGCGCTGGTTGGAGGACCCCTAGGGGTCCT